TCATAATTAATGTCCCATTGGAATACCTGCTGCCATAAGTCTAGAGATATTATCTACCTCTTCGTTATTACAGTAGTCAACAAAATGAGGATGCACCTGTAGCTCTGGTACATCCTCTTTGCTGTGTTCTATTGCTTCGTATGCACTCATAGCATACTCACATATTTCATAATGATGTTGTTGTAAGTCGTGATAACCTACAGTGTAATGTCTTTGTTGAGTCAGGGGCATGATTCTTTCAATCCCATACTGACAATATTTATAGCATACTATAGGAATTTTTGCCTAGTTCAGTGTGGACTCCAACACTCTGTTAGAGTATCAACGCACCCAGAATAAATCCCTTACCAAATGCTAAACAAAGCATCTGATAATCAGTCAAGTTAAACTTGTCTTGAATTTTCTTTGCCCATTTCTTGTCCCATTCCTTAACATTATGGAATGCTTCTTTAATGTTTAAGTTCCACATCTTCGTCTAAATTATAATATTTGTGAGTTTTGAATTTAATACCTTGATGTTGCAAAAGCATTATCTTTGCATCAGTCATCTGCTCACTATAAAAAATGACTGGTTGATTTCTACAATCTCCACTCATTACCTTCCTCCTCTTCTAGAATTGTCTGATAATAAGCCACTTTCCTACGAAGAGACAGAACCTCTTTTTGAAGTTCTGCCTTTTCTTCTTCAAGAATTTCTATATGATCTTGGTAAATGATTACGCTCATAAAATTATTTAAACAATTAATGATTGCTTAATCTTTACAAGATTTACATTTTATATGGTTCTTGAGGTTTAGAATCAGTAGTAATTTTAAGAGGTGCTTGCTCAACTCTAATAGTTTGAACAGGACCAGAGTTACCAGTCTTAGCAATGATTGCTTCAATATCTTTTGCAGTAACAGGAGGAGGACCACCATTACCACCATTACCATTACCATTCATCTTCATAGTTCCATCACCTTTCTTAGATGCTGTCTGAATTCCAAAGCTAGCTAAAACTCCTGTAAAGACAGATGCTATAAAAGTAGGATCTATTTTTTGTTGTGGTACACCTGGAATGGCAACATAATTAAGAGTCAATATTCCTCCAGACCATACAAGAACACCTAGTCGTACAAATGTACTAATGATTGCTGCTTGCTCATCTTCATCTGGAAGGATCTTCTCTTTTAGTTTTTGCAGGGGACCTTTTGTTTCCTCCACAACTTCCTTTACTTCTTCGGGCATAGTAATAATCCAACTGGGCTATTTAGAAAGTAGGAACTCCAAAACCAGCAGATGGTGCTGATGGTGCTGGAGAAGGAAGTCCTACATCTCCCGTGAGAGCACCGCCTACAGCAGCACCACCCATACCACCTACAACAGATTCAACTGCTGCATCCTTAATATCATCAATGATTGCATCCTTGTTTAGATAAACATAACTTCCAACACCAATTATACCAGCAAGTGAGACTCCTGATACGATGCTTACTATGTTAGCAATACTATTAAAACTCGGTAATTTCATAATTTT